AAAAAGATGAAGCGTTCCGAAATGATATGACCAATTTTGGCATATTAATGGAAGTTCAAGGTATTGCTAAACCATTTGATTGGTCTAGAGATGTAGTTAAAAAATTACAGATAGATGGTACAGGATTATATTATAGTCCAAGTAGAAAACCATCAACAACATCTGAAGGTGTAAATGTATCAGCTATTCAAGTAGATACATTACATAAAATAGCAAAATCTATGCAACCATACTTTATGTATGTGTATGATTTTATTGAAGACATGAAAAAAGTATTCCCAACACTTAAAGATGATTGGGGTATTTACGTGCCTGAAGTAAAATATCTTTCTCCTGAGCCACTCGTCGATTACTCTAATTTAGCTCTTACCAAGTATCCTAACGTCCATTTTGTTGGTGATGCACTTTCTGCTAGAGGTATAACGGTGAGTGGTGCACAAGGTACTTATGTTGCTGAAAGTTTACTAGGAGAATCAAAATAAATTTCGTATATTAATAATAAACAAAATAAAAAACTATGGGTATAGAAACAGGACAAACATTTCCAAAATCAAGAAAATTAACAAAAGCAGATGGTACTATTGCCTATACATGGGATGATAAACTACATAATTGGGATGGTCCTGCTTTAATACCTGAGGGTAATGAAAAAAAAGCTGAGTATTATCTTTATGGTATGCAAAAAACACCAGATGAATGGAAAGAAATGAGACGACAAAGAGAAGGAATTCCATTCTATAAAAACCAATCAATGAAAAACCAATTGTCAGACTATAGAAATTAATATATGAAAATAGGATTATGTGGTACAATGAGTGTAGGAAAAACTACATTAGTGAATGCCTTAAAAGAAACAAAACAATTTAAAGATTATAATTTTGCTACAGAGCGTAGTAAATATTTAAGTAATTTGGGTATTCCATTAAATACTGATTCAACATTAAAGGGTCAAACAGTATTTTTAGCTGAACGTTGTGCTGAATTAATGCAAGATAATATTATAACTGATAGAACAGTAATTGATGTAATGGCATTTACTATGAATGCAAAATCAATACCTTATCAAGATAAGGAAGCATTTGAAGCATATGCTAATGAATTCATCAGGGAATATGATTATATATTTTATATATCTCCCTATGGATTAGAAATTGAAGATAATGGAATACGTGAAACAGATGAGCATTATAGAGACTTAATTGATTTTACTATTACAACTTTAATTAAAAGATATGGCCATAGATGTAATGTAGTAGAAAAAATATCTGGATCTACAGAGGAACGAATTGAACAAATATTAAATATTACTAAACTTTAACATATTTATAATAAAATTCTACTATAATGAAAAAATCTTATTTAAAAAGTTACATTAAAGAAAATATTCTTTCTACATTATCCGAAGAAATAGAAGATGATCTTAAGAGCTTAGAAGCTTATGATAAAAAATTAGATGATGTAATTAAGAAAAAAGAAGAAGCAGGTATTGAAGAAAAAGTAGCTAAATCTTCAGATGATGTAATTGACCCAGCTGATTATGGTGATATAGGTAAAGGATATTTATCAGGTTTTAAGAAACCCCATAGTTTAAATGCTGATGAATTAGAAACTCTTGGACGTAGAATTGTAAAGCAATTATATAAGGGAGATTTTGATAAAGCAAAGGCAAAATTTATAAAAGAAGATTTAAGAGAGGATGAAGATAAAGAACCATCTAAAGCAGATCTTAAAAAAACAAAAGGTTTAGCTAAAGCAAAAGAAGAACTTGCTCAATTAACTAAACAAATGAAATCTTTAGCCCGTAAGTATAAAGGAGCTGAAGGTGAAGAAAAAGAAAAATTAGTAGCTGATCTTAAGAAGAAAACAAAACTTAAGAAAGAATTAGAAGCTATTGTAGATAAATAGGATGAAGTTTCAAAAAACATGGTTAGGAAAAAATCTTAACTTATTAGTTATAATAACAGCTTGTATATTAGTTTTTTGTTTTTTCCAAAAAGAAGAAAAATATATAAACGAATACAATGCTAAAATAGAAGCATTAGAGCAAAAAGTCGATTCGTTACACCACCTAAATGACGAATTGACTTTTGAAATCGATACATTAAATGTAGAGATAGGTAAATTAGATAAAGAATTAGATCTTAAAGATAATAGAATAAATAACTTAAGATATGAAATCAGTACTAAAGTGGATGCTGTTGATAATTTTAATGATAACGAGCTTGAAAAGTTTTTCACAGAGCGTTACAGACAGTACTTCGATTCAATTAAAAAGGCCAATAGTCAAACTAGTAATTAAAGATTTAATTACAGGTGATGGAGCTAAAAATGAATTAGTTCTTACTTTAGGTAAAGTAAATATATTAAAACAACAAGTAGTTTTAAAAGATAGTGTTATATTAAAATTAAATTCTCAAATAGGTAATTTCAATAATATTTTATTATCTAAATCAGACCAATTAGCATTATCCCAAAAATTATCTAAAAAATTAGAACTGGATTTAAAAAAACAAAAGCTAAAAACTAAATTAACTGCTGGGGTTGGAATAGTAGCTATAATAGGAGCAATACTTTTGGTAAAATAATATGGCTAATTTAAAAAAAGTAATACGTCAAGAATATTTAAAATGTGCTAAAGATCCCGTGCATTTTATGCGTAAATACTGTTATATACAACACCCACAAAGGGGACGTATACAATTTAATTTATACCCATTTCAAGAGAAAGTATTAACGTTAATGAGAGATAATCCATATTCGATTATCTTAAAATCTAGGCAGTTAGGTATATCTACATTATCAGCGGGTTATTCTTTATGGTTAATGTTATTTGCTAAAGATAAAAACATATTATGTATAGCTACTAAGCAAGAAACAGCTAAAAACATGGTAACAAAGGTAAAATTCATGTATGAAAATTTACCTTCTTGGCTTAAAGTAGATGCAGCTGAAAATAATAAATTAACTTTACGGTTAAATAATGGATCCCAAATAAAAGCCACATCAGCCTCAAGTGATGCAGGTAGATCAGAAGCAGTATCTTTGCTACTAATTGATGAGGCAGCTTTTATTGATAATATTGGAGAAATTTGGGCATCAGCACAACAAACCCTAGCAACGGGTGGGGGTTGTATTGCTTTATCTACTCCTTATGGTACTGGTAATTGGTTTCACCAAACATGGGCTAGAGCAGAATCAGCAGAAAATGAATTTCTACCTATTAAATTACCTTGGTTTGTACATCCTGAAAGAGATCAAGCATGGAGAGATAGACAAGATGAATTATTAGGTGATCCTAGAATGGCAGCACAAGAATGTGATTGTGATTTTAGTACTTCAGGTGATATAGTATTTTATCCTGAACATATTGATTTTTATGAAAAAACATATATTAAAGATCCATTAGAAAAAAGAGGAGCAGATCAAAATTTATGGGTTTGGGAATCAGCTGATTATACTAGAGATTATATAGTAGTAGCAGATGTTGCTCGTGGTGATGGAAAAGATTATTCTGCTTGTCACGTAATTGATGTAGAAAATAATGTGCAAGTTGCTGAATATAAAGGACAATTAGGAACAAAAGAATTTGGTCATTTATTAGTAGGTTTAGCTACCGAATACAATGAAGCAATGTTAGTGATAGAAAATGCTAATATTGGTTGGGCAACTATACAAGTTGCAATTGATAGAGCATATCCAAACCTTTATTATTCACAAAGGAGTGATTCCCGTAATGCTGATTCGTATTTTGACAAATACCAAGACCACTCCAAAATGGTAGCTGGTTTTACAATGTCATCTAGAACTAGACCTATGGTAATAGGTAAGTTTCAAGAATACATTAGTGATAGAGGAGTAACAATTCAATCAAAAAGGTTGATAGAAGAAATGAAAGTATTTATTTGGCGTAATGCAAGAGCAGAAGCTCAAAGTGGATATAATGATGATTTAGTTATGTCATTTGGTATATCTATGTACATTAGAGACACGGCATTAAAAATGAGACAAAGAGGTTTAGATGCAACCAGAAATGCATTAAATAATATATCAGTAAATAGAACATCATATCAAGGTGGGTACTTTTCCTCGGGTAATGATAATCCTTACCATATAGACACAAAAGATGGAAAAGAAGACATTAGATGGCTTCTATAATAATATTTATAACAATAATTATATACTATGGCAGACAAAGGCTTATTTAGTAGACTACAAAGATTATTTTCAACTGACGTAATTATACGTAATGCTGGGGGTAATCAAGTAAATGTGATTGATAGTAATACAATTCAAACTAGTGGTGAACTACAAACAAATTCATTAATAGACAGATATAATAGAATTTTTTCTACAAGCCCCTCTTCTTTATATGGGTCTCAATTTAATGTTAATTTTCAATATCTTAGACCACAATTATATTCAGAATATGATTTAATGGATCAGGATGCAATTATTGCTTCTGCTTTAGATATCATAGCTGATGAATCAACACTCAAAAATGATATGGGTGAAGTATTATCTATTCGTTCTTCAAATGAAGATATACAAAAAATACTTTACAATTTATTCTATGATGTTTTAAATATCGAATTTAACTTATGGTCATGGGTTAGACAAATGTCTAAATATGGGGATTTTTTCCTAAAACTAGAAATTTCGGAAAAATATGGTGTATATAATGTTATACCTTACACCGCTTATCATATTGAAAGACAAGAAGGATTTAATTTAGACAACCCATCAGAAATTCGTTATAGATATTCCCCAGATGGTTTAGTTAACTCAAATTCAGGATTATATAGAGTTCCTGGTCAAGCATTTCAAGATGATCAAACCGGTATATATTTTGACAATTATGAAATGGCTCATTTTAGATTAATTGGTGATGTTAATTACTTACCTTATGGTAGATCTTATATTGAACCAGCTAGAAAATTATTTAAACAATATACATTAATGGAGGATGCTATGTTAATACATAGAATTGCTCGTGCTCCTGAAAAACGTATTTTTTACATGAATGTTGGTTCTATTCCTCCAAATGAAATAGAAGCATTTATGCAGAAAACTATATCTCAAATGAAACGTACTCCTTATGTAGACCCAAAATCAGGTGAGTATAATTTGAAATATAATATGCAAAACATGATGGAGGATTTTTACATCCCAGTTCGTGGAAATGATACAACTACAAAAATTGATACTACTCCTGGTTTAGATTATGATGGTATACAAGATGTAGAATATTTAAGAGATAAATTATTTGCAGCTCTTAAAATTCCTAAAGCATTTTTAGGATATGATGAAAATGTAGAAGGTAAAGCTACACTAGCAGCTGAAGATATTAGATTCGCTCGTACAATTGAACGTTTACAAAGAATTTTAGTCTCAGAACTTAATAAAATAGCACTTGTACATTTATATGCCCAAGGGTATAGAGATGAAGCATTAACTAATTTTGATTTATCAATGCAAACTCCTTCAATAATTTTTGAACAGGAGAAAATTGAATTAATGAAGTCTAAAACAGAATTAGCTCAATCATTACTACAAGATAATATATTACCTTCAGATTGGATTTATGACAATATATTCCATTTATCAGAAGATCAATATGATGAATATAGAGATTTAATGCGTGAAGATGCTAAACGTAAGTTTAGATTAGCACAAATTGAAGCAGAAGGTAATGACCCAGTTGAAACTGGAAAATCATATGGTACACCTCATGATTTGGCTTCATTATATGGTAAAGGAAGAATGTATTCAGACCCAGGTAATGTGCCAGCAGGATATGGAGATGATGTTGATTTAGGAAGGCCTAAAGATAGTATTACTAAACATGGGAAACAAGATAGTAACTTTGGTAAAGATCCATTAGGAACTAAACGTATGAAAGATACAGATAAAAATGATTCAAGTGATAGTAGAACAGATACAAATAAATCTGGATTAAAACTTGAAAGTACTCAAACAACTTATCTAAAAAACCAAGATATATTTAAAAAAATGCATAAAAAGCAATTGGTTTTTGAACATGACAAAGATGATTCTTCTCTTTTAGATGAAAAACAATTAAAGGAATAATAATCTTTACATATTTATAAATAAATATATTTTTGATGAAAATAAAACACTCCAAGACAAAAAATACAGGGATTCTTTTTGAACTGTTAGTGCGTCAAATAACAGCCGACACGTTAAAAGGTGGAGATTCTCCTGCAATCGATATATTAAAAGAATATTTCGTAAAAACTTCATTAGGTCGTGAGTACAAATTATATGAGTCTATATTAAAATCTAAGGTTTTAAATGAAGGAAGAGCAAATATGGTAATTACAACCATTTTAGAATCTTCTAGTAAATTTAATCGTACTACTTTAAGAAAACAAAAATATAACTTAATTAATGAAATTAAAAAACATTATAAACTAGATATTTTCTTTGGTGCTAAGATAAAAAATTATAAAGAATTAGCTTCATTATATACTTTAATTGAGGGATATAATTCTAAAGAAGCTAGTAATTCTGATCAAATTATTTCTAACAAAATTACTTTATTAGAACATTTAACTAAACAAGAAGTTAATACTAAGGAAGTTAAAGAAGATGTTCTTAAAGAATTCCAAACATATGATAAAGATTTAAGAATTCTTACTTATAAAGTATTATTAGAAAAATTTAATTCTAAATACGAGAATTTATCTACAGAACAAAAACAAGTA